AGCTCTTCAAGACGTTTGTGAGTTGCAAGTAGCAAAGGCTCCATTTGTTTATCAGACCAAGTGCGTGTATATCGATAAACTGCATTTACTTCGTCTGGTGTTTTTGAGTCCTTAACTCGTTGCAGCAGGGTATCAAGTTTCTTCTGATATTCTGAATCAGCGGTTTCTGATTCAATAGCCGGCTCAGCTGTTTGTGCTTTTTCTACAACCTCTGGTTTTGAATTTTTAACTTTTAGAGATTCCGCATGACTTTCTGAAGGCTTTTCTTCTTCGACTTCTTCAGTAGGCTTATTTAGAAGTTTTAGAATGTCTTCCGCAAACTCACCACCGCTGATTTTAATAATCGCGCAGCAATGAGCAAATGCATTATCAAAACTTGAGTGAACTTGGCCATGCTGGAGCATGCGCAATTGTCCTTTAGATCCATTCCACTTAAACTGCTGCACACCTAATTCAACAGTTGGGCTAGGGTAAGAGCAAGTAGAACCTTTTTCTGGCGCAACTCTTAATGGTTCTGGTACCTCAAATTCACCAATAAAAATAGTTCTAGGCTTTAATTGAAATTCGAATTTATCAAAAACATCAAAGCCAAAGTCATAAGGGTTAAATGGTTCCCAGCCATTACGCTCAGTATTATTTACTAAAAGTAATTCACCGTTGGCCCAAGCAAGTTTGGCTTCAACTTTATTTAGAATTTTCATGCTGTCATCCCCGTTTTCGCTAAGGTTTCAATTTCTTGTTTAACTGCAGTTAGTTTTGCCGCTTCAATTTGGATCAGGGCATCTATGCCGAAGTGCTCACAAACTGTTTTTACATCGAGGCCACGTTCAGCAATAAAGTTTTGAAGTTCATCTCTTTGTTGATCTGAGATACCGTTAAATTCTGGTGGACTAATCCAAGTGCCACGTTGTTTATCAAACGTGCAATTCAATGCTTTAGCTCTCATTAACATTGCTTGGCGCATGTTCTGGTAATACATGTGTTCTTTATCAAGCGACTCAGTTAATTGATTAAGGTCACCTGCATGCTCAGCTTCTTCACAGCTTTGTTTCCAGTTTTCTAGCTCTTCTTGGGCTTTAGCTGCTGCAAGTTGTGCAGGCGTTAAGGTGTTAATGTGATCTTTAGCTTGAGTAATCAGGTCAGCCAAGAAAGTAGGATGTGCTTTAAGATCTGGTACCCATACTTCACCAGTTTCACCACCTAAAGCACCTGAGTTTTTCGCATGATGTGTAGGCGAGGGTTTAAAATTAATAACGCGGGCATTTTTACCTTCACCTGTAGTAACAGTTGTTAGATAACCCATCACATCTGCGATACGGTAAAGCTCGTTACGGTTTTTACCACCTAGATCTGGGCGGTAAATAATTTGATCACCGTTTTGATCTTCTGAAGCGTGTGCAATGAAAACAACATCTTTACCTAAACTGATCAAAGTATTGATGTATTGCTTGAACGTTTGGTTCGCTAATCCTTGAGCCTTTAACTTTAAAGAACCATCTTTTTGACGGTTATTTGCCGTAAGTAACAGGTGGGTTTTAATGCATTCAAGCATTGCACCCACGGTATCAATGACTACGGTTTTATAGGGTGCTAAGTCCTGCGGCGTAAGGTTTGCAACATCACTCCATTGTTGAACCTGTACAACCGCACCTCGACGTAATTCACCAGTACGGTGAGCACCACGGTCAAAGTCAAAAGAAATTGCTTTTTCCGCAGTAAAGCCCATCGATGATTTACCTAAACCCGGATCAGCGTATAGGTACACAATAATTGCTTGAACTAATAAAGTTTGGTCAGCAGTAATAATCGGTAGAGCCATTTTTATTATCCTTATCTTGAGCCAGTGAAGCCGCGCTTAGTTTTATAAGCTTTGCGGTCATAGGTAGGGATATTTGTTTCACGCAGTTTTATAGCGAGCTGCTTTCTGCGCTGAAAATCAATTTCTTGTGTGAGTTCATTCCAAACTTTTGGATAGTCAGTTTGGAACCTGAACACATTTAAAGGCGTCTTAAATCCGTCTTTAACTTTGTAAAGAACTGAGCCATTAGCATTAGATGCGTACACTTGCCAGCCGATGCGAACTGAATACAGCCCTTTATCATCACGACCTAAAAAAGACTTATAGCCGTCAGGGTGCTTTTTGAAATTAGACATGTTCAGCCTCCTTACATTCGCATGCACCAACAAAGGCATACGTAAGCGGGCTAGGAGCATCTACAGGTGAGACGTCCTTAATATTTAAAGGAATAATTTCTTTGCGATATTTAACTAAAACCACATCACCTTCACGGCAATCGACAATTCCTTCTTTTGAAGAAAAACGAGCAGATTTAGAAGATTGGGTTACTCTGCAAAATGAAACCTCATCACCAGCTTTGATTTTTGAACGGTCAACAGGAATCATCTTCTTGCAAGTAGGGCAGTTGTAATCTTTCATTAGGCTGCCTCCACCAACTTGTTACGTTCGATGAAGCCTTTTAGAAGGCTATTGATGTTGCGGATGTCTTCAAATTCGGTGAAATCGTTATATGACTTACCATTAATGTCAGTGATTTCATTTACTGTGAGTTGGGTAATATCAACAGTGGTGAATTCAGAACCCGGAACGCCGTAGCTGTCTGGATGAGCTTCAAAATCAAAGCTAACGTTTAAACGGAAGCTATCTAATTTAATTACAGCAACTCCAGAATGCTTACCTGTGATTTTTGCGGTTAACACGCTGTAAGTACTTGGTTGAGTTTTAGGTGTAAAAAGAGTAGGTGCGTCTTTTGTTTGGAAAGCTGGTTGCAATTGGCAAGCAACTAAAGAACCACCAGAGATTGCAAGAGCAGCCATGCTGACAAATGCAAATGAGTTGAAAGGAGGAGCTTTTACGTTCATAATTGATCTCGCATATAGCAAAGCACATCGGACCTGGGGAGGGGCGGTGTGCTTTTTTGTTATCTGGTGAAAATTATTAAACCTTAGATTTAATTTTGATGCAATAGATATTTAAACCTAAGATTGAATTTATTTTAAATTTTAGATTTAATAGACAAAAGAAAACCCACCGTGGTGGTGGGTTGGTCGCTGATTTAACCTGACAAAGGTATTTTTATGAAATTAGATCAGATACTAAATATGCAAATGTTTATTAGCATGGTAACAATACTTGTGAATATTGCCATTTGGTTCACATTTTAAAGAGAGTTCTTATGTGTGAAATAAAGTTGACGAGAGCTGGTCTGTTAATTAGCTTAATACCTCTAATCACCTCAATTGCTTTACTTGTTAAGAGGGTGCTACTGGTGGATATGTCATGAAAATCAAAAACAAACGTATAGTAAATTTTGTGCTTAGTTTTATCTCAATGTGCTCTGTTATCGTTACTCTCATTTTAGTATTGCAACAACACCAGTGACTGCAGCAATTAAGGCCAGCAGCACCCCAACATAAGCAGTCCAATGCGGTTTGCTGGATTTTTTAATCTGTCTTGATGTCAATTCATAGCTTATAGCTTGTAGAAGTGGTGCTGGGATAATTCCGCTTCGGCCTTCACCGCTTAAAAGCATCATTAACTCGTCATCTGAAAGTTGCTTGATTTCTTCTAGCGTTAATTTAACTTTGGGAGGCCTATATTTTTTAGCGGAATCAGGAATAACTACTTTAGGTATCTTATACATATATTCTCTACCGATATGGTTTAAAGCACTGTGTCGGGTCACGGTTTCAATTAAACAAAAAGCTGAATCCGCTTAAATTCTTTATTAGCCTCAATATGACTTCTATAAAATTTATCTTTATCTTCTGAATCAACAAACTCTTTGAATGTGGTTGCTTCAAGAAGTCTGTAAATAAACCTTTCACCTGTTCTAAGCACTACCGTCAACAAGAAGTGTTGATAAAGAACATGGCTGATATTACGGGAGTTAACTTCAATTTTTTGCATATTGTGGATTCCACTTCATTTCCTAATATTCCTCCAACCTTAAACTAATCTTTTTTATTAAATTTCCTGCTGCCCTGAAAACTCAATTCTTGAAATGAAATCAATAGGCAAGGCCAGCTTTTCACCAACAATAGTTTCGAAGTGAATCCATATACCTGCAGCTTCATTTTCAAAATTCACACTGATTATCTTTACTAAGTTGTAAGGCTCCGCAGCCCCCATCATGATGATATTGAAGCGGTGATCTTCACGAACATAAGAAATAAGCATCTGATGAATTGCCATTTGTTCAGTGCTTGTTAGATGCCTGTATTCGTAAAGTTCTGGTGGCATATATTTTTTATTCATTACGAATCTTACCTCATCAACTTCTTCTTATTTACCTTTTCAAGTGCTGTACTTTTCTAGAAAATCATCAACCCAGCCTTGCGCTTGCTCCAAATTACTTATATCTGATAGTTTTAAATTAGTACCTTCAGCTTCATTAAATCCTTCGATTATAGCCTCAAAGATATTTGCTTCATTAATGACCTCACATGCCATTTCAGTAGCGTCATAACTTTGCTTGGCTTTTTTAAGTGAGGCTATTTGTTTTTCAATACCTTCGCCAATTTTACCTAATGCTAATTTGAACTCTTGGCGATTAATCGTTAGCGCAGTTTTGGATTTATTAAGTGTTGCGATCATAATACCCTCTTTTCTTTAAAAATTAATTACTTAGCTCGCCTAAATTTCACCATCATAAGAATGAGAAACATATTTACCAATGATGCCAATATGCTCCAAGTCTTGCGGCTCAACGATCTCTCTTTCATAGCTAGGATTATCACTATCAATAATCAAGGCTCCGTCATATCTACGAGATAATCTTTTGATTTTTAGTTCATCACCATACCTGATTGCATACACCTTTCTGTTCTGAACTTGCTCTAGTCTATTAACAGACTTGTCGATAATTACAACGCTGCCGCTTGGTATCCTTGGTTCCATACTGTCACCATCAACATCCACTTCTACAAGATTTTTAGGTGAAACTTTTTTCTTATGAAACCACTCCATGCGTTGTGCGCATCCCGTCATCCTGGTTGTTGGCTCAAATTCAACCAGTCGGCCATTACCTGCGGAAAACTTGACGTCTACATGCGGAATAATCATAAAAGAATTAGGATCGAGGTCATCCGGTGCTTCCCATGCCATAACTGGCCTATATGCATCAGCATTCTCAGGATTGTCAGCCAACTCGATCATTGATCCAGAACCATCTAGCAACCATCCGGCACTTACTCCAGTTAAAGCCGCTAGCTCTTTCAGGGTTTCCTTACCAATTTTCCCCTTTTTCCAGTTAGATGCAGCTTGAGCTGATAGTCCCAATTTGAGAGATGCTGCTGACCATTTTAGATTTGCATAATCAAGTGCTGCTTGGATGCGTTCAGCTATAGATTCCATAATCATTAATAAAATAAACCTTTGGTTTAAAATTCTATTGGAAATTTAAAAAAATAGAAGCAATCATGGATTGTATTAAAATTAAACCTATGATTTAATTTTGGTGAAATCAATTAAAAGGGAGATTTAACTTTGAATCCCATTAAATATGCTTTTGATGCTGTTGGTGGTCGATCTAAAGCAGCAGCGTTACTAAACCGTACATACATGGCCATGAGCAAGATGGAAAAACGAGGGGTATTACCAAGAACTGAATATACGGGCGAAACCAAATATGCCCAGATACTTGCAATTAATAGCGGTGGAAAGTTTACGGCTGAATGGCTACTTGAGAATGCTAAGCCAGAGTCGTCTATAGCATAACTGACCTCATGAACAAATATCAGTTTAGGAACAACCATGACCAAACAAAAGCCAAGTGCAAAAAAGACGGTGTGCATGCCGACACATTTATCTGAGCCTGTAGCTGAGCATGTGGCAAGGGAAGCATATGAACGAGGCTGGTCTAACAGCCAGTATTTAAGATGGTTAGCCATTCTGGATATGAAGCGTTGTGAAGATGACAAGAATCTTATGTCACAGGTATCTGGAATACCCAGAGAACGTTTTGATTTATATGAACAAAGAAAACAATCCGTTCGGAGAGAACGCAATAAAAAAGCCTGATGGTCAAGATCAGGCTTCTTAATTCACAAATTTAGGAACCCATGAATATGCAAACTAATTTATCAAATCAAACGTCCAAACACAACTTACAAGAGTTTTTAGTGGGTGATGTAGTGGTACTTACTGAAGAGTGCCGTAGTTTTAAATCAAATGATTTGTTTGAAGTTAAAAACAAAACTTTGACCAGGTTGTGGACTATCAAATCAGAGAATCATTTGATTCTGGTTTCTTCAAAAGAAATCCGCACCGCAACAGTCGCCGAACTTAATGCCAAACGCCGACTAACAAGCGCTGAGCAAGCATTAGCGGAGGTGTCATGAACAGCTTTACACAGCAAATCAAAGATTCTCGTCAGCAAAGTGAAATCCAATCTTTTTACGAGCCTGCATTGCGAGTGCTTGGGCACCTATTTGAGGTGAAAAAGCAAAATTTACGTAACAAAGGTTATGACGAAAATAATGCGGCGGTAACCAAAGTTGAATTTTCAGAGGCTATGGCTCGTCAATTTCGCATAACGCAGTGGTTAGCACAACAGATTGTAACCAGCTTAACCAAAGCGTGTTTGGTTGATTCGTTTGGTGGCTATGTTAAGCCAAAGGATGGTGAAAAGTGAGATATGCAGCAAGAAGAAAACAGGATATTTCCGTTTCCACCACACCGCTAGAGGTGGTAATTCCACTGGAACAACCAGTAAAGATCTATTCGGCTAAAGAATTAGCAGCTATGCCACTTTCAGTTATGAATGCCGCAATTGAGGCTCAGGAAAGATTTTATCAACTTGAAGAATTAACCCATATGGGGGGGCAGGCTATAGCAGTTCGCCGTCTCATGGAGGATGGGCACAAACTAATTCAGGTGAAAGAAAAGTCTCGTATTCGCTACAAAATCAACAACGAATTTATTCCTCCAAGAATTATTCGTCAGTTGGAAATGCGCGGATTAGTGAAGCTTGGAAGGGGTAAGTAATGACTATTATCGCCTCTTCAAAGCCCCTTCGAACACCCTTTAAAGGAGATAAATAACCATGCGTGACTATGGGAAATTGTCTCACCACATTTCTGGACGGGAACTACGGGCAAAAAGCTTCGTCAAACACATGAAGGCTTAATTGTCGCTATGTATTTAATGACAAGCCCTCACGCGAACATGCTTGGCTTGTATTACATGCCCCTTTTATATGTTGCTCATGAAACTGGATTGGGCTTTGAAGGGGCTTCTAAGGGGCTTCAAAGAGCCTGTGAAGCGGGGTTTTGTAGCTATGACGAAGCCACGGAGACAGTCTGGGTGCACGAGATGGCACGTTTTCAAGTAGCTGAGTCATTAAAGCCAGCCGATAACCGCTGTAAGAACGTGCAAAAAGAGTATGATTCATTGCCGTCAAGCCCTTATTTATCAAGCTTTTTCGATAAATATGCACAAGCATTTTGTATGACTCAAAAGCGTGGCGAAAACGCCAAAATAGATAGCCCCTTACAAGCCCCTTCAAAGCCCCTTCGAAGCCAGGAACAGGAACAGGAGCAGGAGCAGGAACAAGAAAATACTCACACACAAAACGCGGTTGAAAATTTTTCAGCGGCCGAGGAGTCTTGGAAACCAAATCGTGAACTATTGCTGAATGTTCTTAGGACTTCACAAGTGAGTACACAAGCAGAGCAGGTTTTAAAAATGCCAAATTATGAATTTCATCTTGGCAACTTCAATGCTCACTGGGAAAACAAAATTGATCTCACGGAAAACCAACGAACTCGAAAGTTTGCAACTTGGTTAATTCAGGAATTCACAAAGTCGATAAGACCTAAAAAACAAAACTCACCAATGAAAACTGCACCAGCAAGAGACGTAAACAGTGCTTGGGGTGATGCAAAACAGTATGCACCAGCCACAGATGATATCGATGTAGGGGAGATGCTATGAATGCATTGAGCAAACAATTCAAAACTGAGCTGGTACAAACTAATCAGTTTTGCCCTAAACACAATGAGTTAATGGTTTTACTAATTGGTCGTCCAGTTTGCCAAACATGTGCAAATGAAGCGTATGTGAAATCACAAATTGAACACGCACACCAAGTCAACCTTATGGTACGCGAGAAACATTTTGCCGGAGCAAAACTCCCTGAGCGCCACAAGGAAAGCGGATTTAAAAATTATGTGGTGAGTATTGATCCGCAGAAAGAAGCTAAAGCTGCTTGCCATAAATTTGTTCAAGATTTTAATTCAGGGAAGAAGCGCAATCTGATTATGGTTGGGCGTACAGGAACAGGCAAAACCCATCTTGCATGTGCTATTGCTCGTAACGTTTTAGACAAGCGGAGTTATGTTCGTTACGTCACCTCAGAAGACATGGCAAATGAAATTGCCACTGCATGGACAAAGCCCGATGACAATGAAGCAAATGCAATATTTCGCTTCACGGACTGTGATTTATTGATATTGGATGAATACGGTTTGCACGACCAACACGAGAGTCGATTGCAGCTCGTTCATAAAGTTTTATATGCACGTTATGACGGAAAAAAGCCGACAGTTTTAATTTCAAACATGACGCTTGAATCTACAGAAAAGGCGCAAGGTTTGAAGGAAAACTTAGGGGACCGTTTATGGTCTCGGTTTCAACATGATGGTTTGACAGTAGTTGAGTGTGACTGGGATGACTTGCGTTTTGGTGGGGCAGGATCATGACTAAATTCGAGATTTTAAGCTGTGGCTTACTCATTTCGTGTGTAACAGCAGTACTTTGCGGTGCGGTGGTTTTGTGGTGGTTGGCGCGTAAAGAGCTAGATGAGAAAGGAGCCAGCCATGAAAGCAACTAAATTGATTAGAGATAAAGGACTGCAATACGCGAAGGAAATCGTAGATTCAGCACCCGATAACGCAACTGAATGGAACGAGGGTTATGAGTTCCAATGTGGTCAAAGTGTAGAAATCAGCCCAGCAGATCGTGAGAAGTATTTTGTAGATTTGGTTGAGCTTAAACGTCTGGTGGAGTCTTTGAAAATCATCAACGATTTAGGTGGAGTTGAGAAGCTAACGCCTGCATTCATTACGACAGATAAGCATGTTGGTTACACGCATGTTCGCATGGTGGGAAATGGGAGATTGAGCTTTCTTGATGATTTTTGCGACTTCATTCCAGATGGTTCCATTTCAATTAAGCGTGTGATGACTGCTATCCGCGACCACGAATCAATATACGGAGGCGGTGAATCTCATGCCAACTAGATATAACACAGGCGAGTATAGCTACGATCTTG